CCACCTCCTGAAGCTGCGCCGGTATCAGCAGCATCTCCGCATCCACCACCGCCACCACCGGCAACCACAAGATATTCAACTGTTGACGGAACTTGCGGAAGAGACGTGGCAGCAAACCCAGAGTAAGCAACCCAGCCTTGCGTACTGTCTACATAAACAAGTTGAACAGACGCCCTGTTGGTACTTAAAGTTGCATTTGTGGCAAACCCGTTAATGTTGCTTCCATTCCTTGCCACCGTCAGCGCATTCGTACCCCACGTCCCCGCATAATCTGTCAGCGTGATGACATTGCCTGCCGCTGGACTAGCAGGTAGCGTGACGGTAAATGCTGTTGAGGTTGTATTGCAGGGATACGATCTGCCTGCTATGGCATTAAAGTTGGCAATCTGAACCGGCTGCCATTGCAGCGTCGGCGGAGGCGCTAGATTGAAAGCCGAAGGCTGCAATGAGTTCATCAGTAATCCCCACCAAACGCTGACACTGCAATCGCAATATTTGTACCGCCAGCAGCTACTGTAAGTCCTGCATAAATACGATATGTAGCAGGAATATTAAGTCCGCCTGTTGGTAGCGATAATGGATATGTCGTTAAAGCTGATGTCGCTAACGCCGTCACCGCCGTAGCAGGAATTGCCACCTCACCTAAGAAGATGTTATTCCCAGCGGTTGTGTTTGCAGAACCGTTGTTAATCCAAAACCTTACAACCGTTGCATTGCTTGTTCCAGATGCAGTTGCGCCGTTAGTTGATGCTAGCCTGCACATCACCTGATCTATCCGGCTTCCATTAGCACCCGCTGTAAAGATAAGTGCTAATGCAGTCCCTGCGGTTTCTGTGCCGTCAAACGCTTTAGTGTTAGTCATCGCCGTCGAAATGATGGCGTTGTTAGCGCCAACATCAGGCGTTTGTACAAAAATTGGGGTTGCTGTAACAGCCATGTTAAAACGCTCCGTAAGTGTTCGCTAAGAAGATATTTGCGCCTGTGTTACTCCCGCCACCGCCCGTTGCCCACGAAAGCGTTCCTGAGCCATTGGTTGAAAGCACTTGACCACTTGTGCCATCTGCACTTGGTAGTGTCCACGTTACGTTAGACGAAACCGTTCCCGGGGATTTGAAGGCTACATAGTTCGATGAATCCGTATCAGCAAACCTTAATGCCCCGGTCGCTCCAATCTGGACGTTCGTTCCATCCCAAGTGAAATTAGCTGATCCGCCAAAAGAACCTGAGTTATTGAACTGTACTTGCGTATTCGATCCGCCAGGCGTTCCACCACCGCCACCTGTCGAAGCAATCGTAATACCACCCGAACTGTTTGTGATGGTGATATTTGATCCAGCCGTAAGCGTAGCAAGACTGAATCCAGATCCATTACCAATTAGCAACTGTCCATTCGTTGGCGTTGCCGTATTTCCTGTACCGCCATTCCCTGTGGGTAACGTACCCGTTACTGCCGTGGTCAGGCTGATGTTGGATATGGTGTTGTTAGAACCATTGATCGTCTTGTTGGTCAGGGTTTCCGAACCTGCCAATGTGGCCAACGTGCCGGTCGTTGGCAGCGTAACTCCAGTGTTACCAGTAAGCGTTAAGCCAAGACTGTAGTTACCTGTAAAGGTAATCGTGTTGGCCGCGTTATTCGCTACCCCTGTACCACCATTCGCTGCACTCAACGTACCCGCTACTGTTACTGCACCCGAAGTTGCTGTGCTTGGCGTAAAGCCCGTGGTGCCAAACGAAATAGATGCAACCGTATTGCTCGTCGTTGCTACCGTTCCTGATGTAGGTAAGGTCAGGTTCGTTGCGCCAGTGGTCGTAAACGTCAGGCTATTAGCACCCGAAGTTGCAAGCGTCGATCCATCAGCCAGTGTCAGTGTCGCACCTGTCGCAGGGGCGGTAATTGCAACCTTATTTACACTGGTTGCAGAAGCCACGCCAAGCGTCGGTGTCACCAGCGTAGCAGACGTTACCCGGACAATATTGCCCGTACCAGAACTGCTTACCCACTCAGGAGCCGTTGCACCTGAATTAACTTGCAGTACCTGATTGGCGGTGCCGATTGCAAGGAATGACGTTGTGCTTGATGCCGTCTGATACGGTACAGATCCAGCCGCGCCACCAGCCAGGTTAGTTGCCGTGCCAACCGAAATGCCAGAAAGCGAAGTCCACTGAGGAGCCGATCCGCTTGATGTCAGTACAGTGCTAGCACTACCAATAGCTAATTTTGTAAGACTAGTTCCACTGGCGTAGTAAGTGATATCACCAGCGGTATAGGCTGTTAGACCTGTGCCACCCTGGTCCGTTAATAACGTACCTGATGATGTAAGACCGCCCGATCCATCTGTAAAGACAGGCTTACTTACTGTCAGTGACGACATCACAGGGTTGCTACTAAACGTCTGAATCCCTGTAAATGTCTGTGCTGCGTCTGTCCTTGCTACCGATGCATTGGTAGAAGGAAATGTCATGGTCGTGCTATCTGTACCGGCAAAAGTGATGGTGTTGTTGATCGTCGCCGTCTTACCGTTGGCAATCGTCAACGTACCCGTGGTCGTTGATACGGTCAAACCATTGTATTTACCAGCCGTGATATCGCCGGTCGAGTCAGCAATTGTCGCTGCCGAGTTTTGAATGATTTTGCCGGTCGTACCGTCAAAACGTGCAATCGCATTATCGGTTGATGATGCCGGTCCATCTACATCACCTGAAGCAATCTCTTTAAAGTCACCTGCATTGGTATCCCAAGCTACCCATGTTTGCTTACCGGGTGCTACAGAAATACCAGTCGTTGGGCCTGTGCCGCCACGAATCACCACGTTATAACCGCCCGTGGTGTTGTTCATCACAATATAAGCTTTGGATGAATTGGGCGTATTGATGTTTCGTATAGCTGTTCTGGAGCCGGTGCAGTTAAGGATCATGTACTGGGCAGAGGTGCTGCTGATATTTGTCGCAGAGCTGGTTCCTTGGGTCAGCGTAAGCGTGACATCGCCATCTGTTGTGATCGTCTGCGTACCGGCAATCGCAATGTCTAAGTACGCGGTAATCGCGTTATTGACATCGTCGCCCCACGTACCAGACTCGGTTCCTGTAACCGGCTGACCAAGCGCCAAAAGGGTGGTGTAATTGACAGTCATGTCGTTATCTCAGTCCAGTTTGGAGATTGCGAGCTACTAATTTGGGTCCACACAGCAGTCTGTGCGTTATTAATCGTTTGCCAATTTGCTGTTTGTGAGTCATCGATTTGCTCCCAAAACAAAGCCCCAGACACTGTATCCGCAATTGTTGCAGTCTCGATGATATTAGTAAAGAGAGACCGGATGCTACTCGTTGCGTCTGAGATGCCAATACTGTCAGATGCTTGGCTAAATACTGATGTGTTGGTGAAGATTGAGTCGGCTGCTGTTCCTGTTTCAAGCACCAATGACGCAAAGTTTTGGGAGGCTTGGACGGTGTCTGCCCCCGTCGCCGACTCCAATATGGTGCCAAAGAAGATAAAGTTTGCCGCGATACTATCTGCACCCGTTGATGATTCAATGATACTTGCAAATACACCATTGCTCGGTGTAATTGCATCAGAGCCTGTTGCAGCCTCAAGGATTGTGGCATCTGAAACACCACCACCCCAAGCTGCCTGACCCCAGTATCCTGAACCATATCCACTCATGCCGACAGGTTAAATTGATAGGTCACACTCAGTACATCACCCGATACAACGCTTCGATCACCTGGGGATTGAAAGTCCGCTGCCGAAAACAAAGTGCCTGACGAACCGCCTTTGGTGCTATTGCTTGTCAAGAACGCTCCGCCTACCGTCGCTGTGGCGTTGATATTAAACACAGCCTTGTTGGACGTATTGGTTACTACAGAAGGGTTGGCATTTGTTGATGGTGCAAATGTTGCCGTGGGTCTTGTTGAGTCACTATAAGGTGTGATCTCTGTCCACCCGGCATGAGATGCCATCGTGTCGGCGGGGTCCGGTGTGTTACTCGCAGCGGCACCGTACAGTCCAATATACCAAGTCGTAATCTGAGCAGCAGAATTTGCAAGAGCTGTACCCGCCATGTACTGAAGTCCAGCATTCACAACCAGATTGTCACCTTCTGCCGTCCACTTAAGGTTGCCGTCTTTGTCTCTGCACTCAGCAAAGTATTTGCCACAAGCGCGGGCTTTTTCACCAGATCCGGTCTGCGCTAACAAACCACCTTGAAATGTATCGACTGCTTTTGCTTGTTCCATCATGCAATCCTTAAAACAGCATTCGTTGCGTCATTAACCGGGAATGTGATAACCAAATTCTGTGCAGTCTTTGTAATATTCACACCGAAGTTTAATACTGCAACCGAGCGATTTCCATTAGTTGAGTTGTAAATCAAAGCCCCGTTAGTGGTCAGCGTCACATTAGTGAACGTGGCATCTTGGAAAGACCAGTAAGAAGTAGTTCCTTGAAAGCTTGGCGTGATGTTTGTGAGGATGATTCCGCCGGCCGTGTAATTGGCTCCACTGGATTCACCCGCTGCTGTGTACGCAGTCGTTGAGGCACCGAGATCCGCATTTGCGGTGTATAAGGCAAGCTTAAAGACATCGCCCGTCCCCGTTGTAAAGTTGTGCAGCCCTTGAGCAACCTCAACCTTGAAACTGGTGGTGAGCGTTTGAATGATCGCCATTACACCACCTTATCTCGCACCTGGCCAGAACGGTACGCATCCTGACGCTCAAGACCGTCACCAAGACGCTTGGCCAGTGCCAATGCCTCTTTGTATTTCATCGTGACATTAGCCATGAGATCCTGCTCAAGCTTCAGGAATGTTGACGCCTCTACCAATGCGCCATACAAAAGCACTGAGTCAAAGTTATCACTTAGCCACGTGGTCGTTGAATCATTACCGGATGTAATCGAAGCCGGGTAATAAAAGTAATGAAGCTCTACTGAGTAAGCTGCGTCTGGCGTTGGGCCTAGCAAGAAAGTCAGCTCATTAGGCGCCGTTGGATAATCCGGTCCAAACAACGCATAGCAATACGGGCGCCCGGTATTTCCTGATCCCGTCGGAATCGGAAACGCTTCCCGGATAAAGTTCACGTCTTTATTGAGCAGGTAGTAATACGCACCATCCGTATCAATAACAGCCATGGAATATGGGGCCAGGAAGTCTGAAGGGCATTGCAAATAGCGGTTATTAGCAGTGCAAGACCCAGTGACATTCTTACGCAGGCTTGGAAACTGGATCGTATTAAAGATCCTCTGCTCCGCCTGCTGTGCAAAAGTCGCAAGATTATCCG